CCAATCCTGATGTACCAGATGTACCTGCAGTACCTGATGTTCCATTTGCTGAACCAGATACAAAATATAATGTATTAGGGTTTGTTGCATTTGCTGCTAATAGTGCACCATAAGATGAACTATCTATTGTTACCACATATTCAGCAGGTAATATATTTGTGTATGTATCTATTATATTTGAAATCAAGCTACCAGAGAATGAACCTGAACGTTGTGTTGGGTTTGAGCCTGATATTTGTAAACTACCAGTTATTCCTAAAGAGCCTGTAATTTGTGCAGAGCCACTAAAAGGAAAACCTACTCCAGTTCCTCCACCACCAAATGATGATGTTGGTACTGATATAGATACGTTACCAGCTCCACCAACTAATGCGTATCCCTGTTGTAAAGATGCTGTTACTGAACCTGTTACAATTAAATCTCCAGTTACTCTTACATCTGCTGCTTGTATTGATATACCACCATTTGTCACAAACTCTGATATAGTAGGAGTTGTTAATACTCCACCACTCACAATTAATCCATTACCTCTAACTAACCCTGGTAAGTTTGAATCTAAAATAATTCTACTTGCTGATAATTGTAAACGAATATCACCAGAACCTGATGAGTTAATATCATTTACTAATAGTGTTGTTTGTATTGATTGTTGTGATACAAAGTTATTAGAACCCGTAGTTGCGTAAGAACCTGTTTTAGAATTTAAGCTTCCAGTTGTACTATTAACGGATGCACTAAATGCATTTATCGATGCAGTATATTGTCCGAATATAGTATCATTCACCGCATCAATTGCATTAATAGTTTGTGCAGTTGATGCTGAATAAGCTAAGAATGAGGAAGTAAATAACTTCTCATTAATATTGTTTTGTAGCGTAGATGATGATGCATTTAATTCTGCTGCAGATACGAAATTCAAATCTACCGAAGAACTAAATAGTTCTAATGCTTCAATTGATGCTGATAGTGATGCTGAGAAATCATTAAAAGTTGCTTCATCCACCAAACTATCAATCATATTGGTGTTAAATGTACGAAGTAACGTAGGGGTTATAAATCCACTATTGTTATTTGGAAACGAAGCATTGTTTTCGTTTGCTAATTGTGTTTTTGTTAATTGAGACATATCAATTTATATTTTTTTAATAAACAGGTGTTCCTATATCGAAACCATTAGAGAAACCAACACTAAATCCACCTCTTGTTGCGAATTGTGCTGGGGATTGGGTTTGTCCAATACCTTGCTGAATGAGTGCTCCATCGCAACATTTACGTGAATATGTGTTAGAACCTATACATAAACAAGCTCTACGATTGTTCTTTGGTGAACTCTTTCCCCTAGTAGGTCCTAAATAAACGCCTGATGTTGCTTGGAATCGGGCTAAGTAAGCTGGAGTTGGCATATACTAATGATTTTATTCTTTTAACAACGAAACACAAAAATGTAATCGATTACCTTGCGGTTTTAGCCAATACCTCTTTATGTAATAGGTTTTGTAACTGATTATAATCTGATTGATATGATAAGAATAACAAACACTTCTCTAATGGGAGTTGTGTTATATCATCCATTACTCTAATGTCTCCATTCGCCAATTGGATAACGGAGGAATAGTTTTTCCACTTTTTTCCAAAATTGATTTGATGTTGTGAGGTATCTCCGCTCCCTCCATCAAAGATTTCAGGATATAATTCGGTAAGTCCGTTAATAAACGAACAAAAAAAAACAAAGCACCAAAGTGAACATCCATACCAACCTCTAAGAATAACTCCTCTTTGCCATCCGCATCGTATGGTTTAATCTCATATAGAGAACCAACCTTAGATGTTACAGGTCTATATAGGATACTCATTATCTTAGCCCAATTCTCATTGATGGTAAATGTATCCCACTTAGCTATATCTAAATAAGCTCCATAGGCCATCTTAGATAAGTTAGGTTCAAACCCATACTCCACTCCATTGATACGGATAAATCTTTGTAATGGTAATTCGGTCTTACCCATAAACCCTACTATATCGTTTTTAATATGGGTAAAGGTTTCAGTATCTAATTGTGCTAGATACTCTACATTGAATCCACATAGGTGATGCATTAAACAAGCTATGTATCCTTCCTCGTTCTCACCATATACCTTTATATCATCTTGCAATGCTAGGTACTTCTTTAATGGTATTGCTGACCATTGTGTTGGTACAGTTATTTTAATTTCCTGCTTCATATTATACTTTGTTATAATTTAATTCAAATGTTTGTAAATCTATATTTTGCTGATACAAATAGTTTCTAAGAGTTTCCTCAATCCCTAACATCTCACCATATCTTTGTATAGCAATTGGGTTTCTATCTTCGTATTTGAATTCGTATGGTAAATTAAAATACTTTTTCATTACCGAATTGTACCCATATAGTATTTGGTCATTACATAATAAATCAGTTGGAAATGGTACTGCATGGAATTCTTTTGATGGTACATGAATTGTATTTTCTATTGGTGATAAATCAAATGCCTCATATACCAAATCATTTCTAAGCTTTACCACAATATCATCATCAGCAAATTCAAACTTATTATTAAAAAAGTTATATGTTTCCCATAATGCACTCCATTGTTGAATGTAACGCTCTTTATGCGGATGTGTTGATGTATTAAAAATAGTATCAGTTAATAGGTTTGTTCTTACACTATTATAACGAAATGGTAAATTCCATTGTTCTGTATTTGGAAAGCCTGTATATATTTCAGCTTTATGTTTATCACAAAATTGTTTTAATGAATTCCAGCTTTCAATATTTCCTCTCCATTGTCCACTTAATATTACTCTTATCATAATTTATTTGATTTAGGTGTTGTTATTACTTTCCCTTCAGGTACGGCCCATTGTTCAGGGTTGATTAAATCTAATTGTGTATTGATTACTTCTGTTTTAATTGCCGAAACATCTATGGTGTTTATTCTATCACTCATAATGTTTTGTAATCTTGCATTCAGAGAGTTCCTTTGATGGACTGTTGCTGCAAGAGATGCTTTAGCTTCTCTCAAATCTTCTAACAACTTACGATTGATAGCTTCGGTATGTGCTACATAAGTTGCCATCTCCATAAAATCTGCTTTAGTAAGGTTGTCTAAATCTAATTGTTCATTTTCCATATTATCTAATTGTAATTGTGTATTTTCCTTTATTTGCTGCAGAGTGTGATAATCTCATCATTGCCACATATCTGGCTGCATCCAGTAAGTGGTTATTAAAATCTACGGGCTTATCTAACATCTTGCCAAACCTATCCGTTTCCCATTCGTATGAATAGAATTCGTTTACTAAGTTCTGACAACTCTTAGGTATCTTTATCTTATAGTTTTGTAATACTCCTATACCAAAGTTAATACTATCCTTACCCTTTGTTACAGGTCTGATATTAAAACCAGCTCTACTGATTTCTTCTATCAATCTTGGTTCTGCACTATCTGCCCAAATTTCTTCTCTATCTTTTACAGCTCCTCTTAACATTTCTATTATCTCTCCCGTAATCATTCCCTTCTCATAACAATGTTCTAAGATGTATAGTTCATTACCATTCATCTTCCATACACTTACCAGGGCATTGGGGTCCGAAGCATAGCCAAAATCCAAGCCCCATGCCACAAACTCTGCTTCATCCGGCAACCACTCCACTTGCTCAAACTCAAAGATTGCTTTATCGTTTGTTGTGTACTCACCCTTTGTATAAACTTGATAAGCTTTAGGGTTGGTGTTCTTCAAATCCTCCAATGCCCTCATTACACTTCGTTCTAAGTAGGGATTATCCTTATAGCTAGAGAAGTACCTACTACAATCTACCATCTCTCTTAGCCAATGCCAAGGGGATACAGTAGGGTTATAGCTTAGTATTATCTTTCCAGTAGTTCTTATTTGTAATTGTAGGTATGATTCTGAATCTACTTCCGATGCTTCTTCTATCCATAGTATGTTTGATTTAACACCTCTTAGCTTCTCTGCATTATCCGTACTGATGAATTGTATTTGTGAATCATTAAAGAATGTGTATGTTCTATCTGATATATTAAAATCATTTTCATTCCAAATTCCCATCGTTTGCATGACATCCTTAAAATCCTTCATTACAGTCCTTTTAAGCGATGGTATTGTTTTTCTAACAATAGTTACCAGCTCTTTGTTTTGAAGCGCTTGTACGATAAGCCATTGAAGTGTAGCGTATGTTTTACCACTTCTACTACCACCCACCAAATGACATACCCTAGTTGGGCACTCATCAATATGTTTGTAACTAATCGTTGTATTAACTTCCAGATTCATCTATTATCTTTTGGTTTACATTCACATTAATTGCGTGTATACGTGTATCAATCTCAGCTCTCATCTCCGTTCTACTTAACTTAGGTAGTGTGTACTCCATAAGCTTCAACGCAAGTTCAATTGCTTTCTCTGGGTCTTTCTTTCTAATCTTCTCCAAATCTTCGGATAGATAGTTGAGCGTGTTGTTTGTAGCCCTAGCAAGGTTTAATTTCATTTGCTCGGTACTTCTATTGAGTGCACCTACGGGTCTACCAGCTCTGTTTATTCTTTTATCGTTCTTTTCAAATGCCATTGTAATCGATTGTATTTAACAATATATACAGATATAACAACTATATCCACCTTTGTATTTATAGGGGCTTGTAGGTGGTCAGGAATCCTTCCTGAAGGGATTATCCTTAGAAATCCCTATATCTTTACTTAGCTTATCCAATGTCATCTCCGGTGTGAAGAAATACAATTCTGCTAAACGGGCTGAACTCCACATCTTTGTTCTTTGTAGTTCGTTTATTTCGTTTACAATATCATCATAAGACTTTTGCATTCTGCTATCTAATTCTTCATTGTATTCTTCATCTACCATATCCCAATTGTTTGATAGAGGTACATTCCTATCCCTTTGCTTTATTTGGTTTATCCAGCGTGTTTTCAAAAATGAATATAGGTACATCATATTGTAT